AACCCATCATTGAGGGGCAGGGCCAGATCGTCTCCGTTTCCGCAGCAGTTCCGAATGAGCCAGTAACGTTCTTTCCGGTTAAAGACTTCCAGGCATTGCGTCAGTGTTTTGCGGCTCATGGTTTGTCTCGTGGTGTGCAGTTAAACTTATTGCTATTGTTTGAAAGCAATTTATGTCGTCTATCATACTATTTTTTGAGGTAATTCGTTTGGTATCAACCACCCAGCGTATGTTCAACCTTGCACATAAATAGGAAATGCCGGAATTAGCTCGGCTTTTTTGTGTCCCCTATCATGACGCTTGGTTGAGCCGAGACTTATGGAGTGATAGGCCTGAGAAAATAGCGGACAATCAGGGTCGGAGGGCGGCGATGTCATTACTCCTACTTTTTGTACAAAGCCTTTATTCCTCGAATTCCAAAGTGCAGTCGTGGCCTGAGCTTTTATCGTAAAGGGTAATTTCAATAATTTTGTCCATGAGTGTAGGGCCAACCTCATTCTGTGCGTCAATTACTTGCTTTTTTACGATATCTCGATTCAACGGATGGCAAGTCTTCAATTTATCTTCACAGTATTTTGCTGTTGCTGGATAACCGAAGTCTGAGCGGCTTTTGGCTGCATTTTTCCAAAGGATTGCAATCGGCTCACCCCGTTCATGTCGACCAAATCCACCGCGCAGAATGTCGTTGTAGGCATCCAGGTTGTGCCCTGTCCTAAAAGTAAGATCCTTTGTGAAGACCTCATCCACCTCGCAGAAGAAGCCCTCAATGGTGTCAAACCGTGCGCCATCAATTATAAATTTTTCTCGCATATTGCCTCACGCCTAGCTCGTTTTTCCATCATGTTTGCTCAAATGTCGCAATTGAGCAATTTGCCGAGGAGTCTACTATGTTTGGCAGAGTAGGGGCTTTTCCCCCTATCTCTGCGCTGGGTTGAGCCGATATTTGAGAGTTGGTATGTATGAAAATCGAGCAGGGTATAGAGCGAGGCGTATGCCTCACAGTTGAGAGAGGGCTGAACCACTTGGCTTAGTGTACATAATCAACCTGGGGGAAGTATGCAGAAGGTCGTTTTTTTCACGATTGCCATTGCCTTTATTCTTTGTGCTGGCTGTGCCCCCCAAAAGCCAATGACACCAGAAGAAATCGCCGCAGAGCGAACCCGGCAAATGGCGATGATTACCCGTAGCTATCCTGATAAAAAGCCAGAAGAGGTCCTGCTTGCCTCGGCCAGAATATTCAGCCTTGCCGACGATGATTACACCGTGAGCCATTCGCCGACGGCTATCCAAGCTCAACGGAATTGGATGATTTATCTTGTGATTTCAGCAGCAATGGGGACTGACACCTGGATCGTTGAAGTCACACCAGACGGGGATGGAACAAAGGTTATGGCGAGACATTCAGGCCAGGCCTCAAGTGTTACAGCAATGGCGGTACCCACATCTAATGGTGGGATGTCCACGACAGCCGTCACCTCTCCAGCAATGCAAAATATGACGACACGCCCAGCCATCTATCAACTATTCTTCGCTCGACTTGATAATTTATTAGGAAAGCGTTCAGATTGGGTGACTTGCAAAGACGCAAATGCCCAATTTACTGATGGCTTTCTTGACCCGTTTTGTACTGTGGCGAATGACAGAACCCCTGATGGAAAATCCTCTGCGCAACGCCGGGAAATTGAAGAAAGGAACAAGCCAACGAGCGGTGTTTCAATTGGTGGATAGGCGCTCTGTCAAAGTGGATTGATTCTTGTTTTGGGTGAGTCATCACAAATAATATCATATTTTTTGGGGGCCTGTATGATTAACTACTTTGATGATGAGGACAAAAGGCACTGGCCATGGAGAGCAGTCCAAGTATGGCAGATTTTGGTCTCCAAGGCCGTTAATAAACAGCTCATGACCTACGGCGAGCTTGCAAATATACTTGGGTTTGAAGGGGCTAGAGTTCTCGCTCATCCTTTGGGGCATATTGCTGTTTATTGTAAAAAAAATGGCCTTCCTCCGTTAACATCACTGGTTGTCAACGTAGGTGGTTCACCAGGGGATGGATTTCCCGACAAGGAAAAATACTCCCCGCTTGATGAAGCAAGGTTTCGAGTGTTCACCCTCGAATGGTATAAGATTGTACCACCGACCGCAGAGGAGTATGCAGAGCTTGGAAGCGGGTTTGAAAAGGCTAATTAAAAATAGTCAGTGGTAGATTGTCGTTATGCTTTTAGCGAGTGTTGCTCTATGATCTATGGATAAGGCCGAGGAGCAGACAATTCCCCGGCCTTTTCTTATAGTTCTGGCATTATGGGCCACGGCGTAACCTCACCCCCGCCATCCCACGGCGCGCCGGGCTGTTCGGGCAGGTCACGCAAGGCGGCTCGATATTCCTTGACCAGCGCCAGATTGTCCTCGCTGATGGGATAGTCGGCCAGCATATACTTGTCCGTAGCTGCAAGCCGGGCATCACGGGAGGCACGCAGAGCTTCAAAGAAGGCTTCCACAGGCCGTGGCGGTTCTTCCCCGGCCTTATACGGCTTGCCGTCCCATCCGCGCACCACTTCATAATCCACCAACGTGCTGCCGGGGAATGGCTGCGCGTCCCACATCTCAATATCACCAGCCGCATTGCACAGCACATGGCAAGACATCAGTTGCCTCCTTCTGCAAAAACAAAGCCCATATATAAATTCGTAGGGGCCGTATATTCCACACGAACTGCGTCACCTTTACGCGCTGGTATGATTAAGCCCAGTACTTGCCCTGCGGCAGAAGACCAACTTAGTTCATCCAAAACAAAGTTGTTTGTGGACAACCGGATATACTGGTTTATTGCTGAAGAAGTACCGGAAAACTTGAACCAGCCAGGGGCAGGAGCAGGGGCCGTATAAGCCGTAGACGCGGGAACAGCCACGGCCACCACCCTCTGGCTGGGCATGGCGTAGTTCGCTATCTTGCCGGAGCCTGCTGCCGTAAGGTTATCCATATCCAGGTTGGCCTTGCCCGCCAGTCCTGCCATGTAATTCGACCAGTCGAACACGCTGGCGCTGTTCTGCGCGGATGCCAGAACCACAAAATGCCGCAAGCGTACCTGCTCATCGGTGACAGTGGTGGAGTTGCCATAGATAGGGTTGGACGCAGCGGCATTGAACTGGAGTTCTGTGCAGCCAATCCCACCTGTACCGACTGCAACGCCGCGCGCTGCGGTTGTTCTTACCAACGCACCAGTAGCCCCTTCTGGAACTGCTCCAAGAATTGACGTGTACCCACCAGTTGTGCCTGTAATGTTCGGCAGTCCGGCCTTATAACTTTTGCCCAGCTCCGAGGCACTTGCAGCCTGCGTGATGGAATCGCCGTTTTTCAGCAGTGGCACCTTGAACTTCTGGGCTGTGGTGTCCAATGCGAATTTGGCGCAGTTACCCGTCAAGGCAACCTGGGCGGCAAAGGCGGCATAGGTGCAGGTAAGCAGTTTGCCGCCCACAAGATACGTGTCGTAAAACTCCCTGAATTGTTCACGCGTGTATTCCGCAGCGTCAGCCGGGACTGTGCCGTTGGGCACGTAGCTGTCAGCGCAAAACATGGTTACAACGCTGCCGATCAGGGTTGTGCTGATGGCGGTGATGCCTTGCTCCGCAGCATCCAGGCGTGCATTCTGCTGAACATTTTCACCTTCAACACTGGCTACTCGTTCCACCAGATTATCTGGTATGGAAGCCTGTGCAGCATCCGCATATTCTTTTGCCCGTTCCGCTTGTTGGGTCGCGGCACCTACGGCATTAGAAGCGGCTTCTGTTACCGTTTGCGCTGCGGTGTCCGCGATGCGTTGTGCTTCCGCCACACCTTTTGCAATTTCTGTTTTTGCTGCTGCGCTTTCGCGGGCGTCCACATCTGCCACGAGCTTGCGGTAGCTGGGCGTGGCCACACCGCCCAGCAGCACTGTCTCTGTTTCCGATCCGTGCACAGCGCGGTGCAGCAGCTCCATATCATCTGATAGCTGCTCGATTTTTTGAACAAGAGTTTCTTTGTCCATCACATCCCCCACAACGTATCAGGGAGTATCGTTACCCCTGGCATTTCAACATGCAGCACATGGTGCAGCTTGTCGCTTAAAAGCGTGAGTGTTTCTGGCGAGTAGTAGATCAACACCTCGGCAAAATCCTGAGAGAGCAGGTTTCGCGCGGCAATATCCAGAGAAAACTCGTACACGCCGTGTTGCCCCCTGATTTCGCTTAACTTGGGGCGGTCTTTGAAACGCACCACATGTTGAGACACAGTGCCAGCAGACCAGATGGGCATTGTTATCCAGATCGTTCCCTGAGCCAGCACCTTGTGCTCAAAGGTTTCCAGCCATCCTGCTTCAAAATCCGACAAAATGATCTTGCAGGTGCAGGTGGTTTCATCCGTATCAAACTCTGCCCGTAACCGGCTGCCGATCTCCATATCTGTCTTGGTGCGCCGGTCTACGGGTTGCATGCCGTATCCTGCTTTTTGCGGCACTGGCATCCATGCGGGCCAATCGTATTTTGCTGCTGGCATCAGGCACCTGCCGTTTTTATGGTGACAACACCGCTGTAATTGAGCGCGGCAAAGTCCCCAGCCACGTCAAAAAACGCGTCCTTTGCCGCTGCGCGGAAGTAGTATTCGGTTTCTGGCGCAAGCCCTGCCCAGGTGTAAGGAAGACCGTTGATGACCCGGCTTTCCACAATGCCAGATGCGCCAAATCCTGCCGATGCCCCTCGCACCAGCACAAAGCCCGTGTATTCGCCAGATACTCCAAGGCCTGACAAAGTAACGCTGTTTGAATCTGCACTTGCTGACAATACCCCGGTTACAGCCGGGGCAGGGTCATAAACCGCAACGCTGCCAACCGGGCTTTCCCCAACCTCGTTAACGGCAAGCACATCAAGCCGCAGGGCGCGCCACGGCCCGCCGTCATCCACGCCGAGCACGTGCGAATACCTGTATGCCGTTTGCGCAATGGGGGCGGTGCGCACAGGGGTGTCGACTCCTTCAGGGTACACCTTGACCACGTATGAGGGGTCCCCGGCCACCCTTGCCCATGTAATGGAGATATCCGCACCCGTATATGCGCCGACCACAGACGGCACTGGAGCATCAGGTGGGACAACCGTGGTGTCGCCGTGCCATGTTGACCACGGGCTTTCATCATCCTGTCGCAGGGCGCACACGCGCACCCACACAGCGCCAACTGCTACCGGAGTTTCATAGGCATTGACTGTTACGCTGCCCTTTGGCTCCCAGTTTTGCCCATCTACTGACAGGTCAACCCGGTAGCTGGTAGCACCCTTCACTGGCAGCCACGATGCAATCAGAATTGGGTTTTCGGCTGTGCCGCCCATATGTCCACGCAAGGATTGCGGCGCGACAAGCTGAGATTCCGGCAACGCCGTGCGCTGCTCCCATATAGGCGTTGGCGAGTCGAGCCAATCATCCACGGCCTCATGGTCGTTGATGCAGGTAATTTTGTAGCGATAAAGGCCTGTGGGGCTTATATTGGTGATGATGGCCCGGCGTCTGTATTCGCGGGCTGTTTGCAGCGTCCAGACCGTAGCCTGTCGGTCTTCTCCGCCAGTAAGCCATGTAAAGGGCGAGCCAAGCCCCTGTGTGAGCAGCAGGGTGTAATCCACAGCATCAAAGGTAATGCTGCCATCGGTATAGGAGGCGACTTTTACTGGCCCCCAGGGCGAGCCATCGCGGCGCGTCAGCGACACGTACAGATCGCCAGCATATTGCCCCCGGATTTTGCCAGTCACCAGGATTGTGAGCGTTTCTGCGCTCCAGCCGCGCACCTGCCCGTATACCGTATCCTTCAGGCGGGGATGGTTGAGCCCCACAACGTCCCCCAGATTAAGCACACGCCCCATGCCCTCGGTTTCAAATTCATCCCCCAGCCGCCTGTAACGATTGCGGGCAGCAATGGCCATGCCGATTTTATGGGCGTGATTGCGGCTGACGATGCCCAAAAAGTTTTTCTGTGCGGGCTTGCGCGCCTCGCTTTCCGGCAGGGATGCCCGCACATCGCGCGAGGCGAACCCAGCCTCTTCATCAAGGTAGGATACCTGCACGTCGTCCGGGCTTTGGTCGCTGTACGTTCCCCATTTGGGCTGAAAGGTTCCACGCACGATGTTGTATGGCGTAAACTCATGCCGCACGGGGCGGCCGGGCCGGTCAAAAGCGAAGGAAACAACAGATCCGTGCAAGCGCGGCATGACCAGATATGCCTGCGACAGTTCCACGAGGAGCTGCCAGACGTCATAGGGGCCATCTATCCAGCAGTCACAGTTCCAGCCGCGCTGCCCCAGTTCTGGCTGGATAACGCCCCACAGGGTATCCAGGTCGATTTGCCTGTCTCGGCGGTTGCCGCCGTGTTTGGCCTTGATGATGGCAGACGCCGCCGCAGCGTATGACCGTGTGGGCTGCGGCTCGCTCCAGGTTTTGGTTATGCGGTCATATACAGGCAGCTTGCGGGTTTGCACGACGGTAAAGTTATTGGCGGCGTTTTGCGAAAGTTTGTTGGTAGCCTTGATCTTGACCGCCACCCCAGCCTGATTGTAGCTCAGCGAGCCGGGCAAAAAGGCCTTGGCCGACTCCCACTGCACCACATCCATTGTCCGGCCGTCAGAGGCGGAACTGTTCGACGTTCTGCGCCCACGGATTTCATACCGTCCGCCTGCAAAGGTCAGCTCAAACGTCTCCCGGATAGCAGTGAGCTGCGCCGCAGAAAAAGTATGTGTGAGGCATACGGCCCAAGGGGAAATGCCAATGCCGTTATCGTCTATCTCGCGATACTGGTATTCAACGTTGACCCCGATGGTGGTCAGTGCACCCTGATTGTTATACCGTCCGCAACCTCGTGGCATAATCAGGTCAAGCTGTCCGCGCGTTATTTTTGTGCCGGGAGGGTTCAGCGGGAATGGGCCAATCCAGTCGCCGCTGGCGTTGGGCGCCAGCAGCTCCTGGCTGGCTACTGAGGCCACTGGTTCCACGTTGTCAGGGAACAGCGTTACCTTTTCGCCAGCCTCAAAAAGCTGCACTTCGACGCTGGCCATAAAAATTACTGCATCTGACATGACAACTTTCTGCGCCAACGGCTTGGCAGACAGGTTGCGCCCACGAACCCTTACGTGCATGAAACGCGGCAGCACAATTTCAAGCGTTGCCGATTGTGCTGCTGTTGATGCCCCTGTTTTTTCCCCTTCTGCCACCAGCGTCCAATCACCAACGGGATTACCAGAAGCGTCAACCTCCTGATATTCTACTCGATATTTTACCGTTTCTGGATGAGGAATCTTTTGTTCTGGAATGGTATCAGATTGAGCCGGAATAACCTCTGTCCATCCAATACCGTCTGGGAACAACATATTTACATGCAACATCCCTGCATACGTATCGGCAGGCACTACAATGGTCGCGGGCGACCAGTCACCAGCAGCACCGTTTTCGCCATACTTCAGTTCAGCATTTATTGGCACTCTTTTTTCAGAATCTGACTGAATGGGGGTATACGCACTGTCCACAAAATGGCCGTTGCGCCAAAAAATGACTCCGCCAAAGGCCATTTGCTCCACGGCATAGGTTCCGCGACCGCGCCCGAATACCTGATACAGGTAATATTCGTTCTTGATATACTCGGCCCACTCGTTGCTGATTTTGTCGGGCGTGATTTTCATACGCCCAAAACCCTCCGGCACAGGTTGATAGAGCCGCGCGGTATTTGTGCTGCCGTTGACGTTGTATGTGGGGGAGGCAGATTCGCTGTGCTATGCGGATATTTGACCTGACGGCAG